TAACTTCAACTTCTTGTGCATAACCATCCGCATTTACAGAAAGAGTATTGTTAGCATCTGCTTTTGGTGTATCAGATACAACTTTCCCAATGTAATTTGGATTGTTTTTTGTAAAGAATGTTTTTCCTTTTCCCATAGTTTTTCTCCTTTTAGTTTCTTATACTATCTTTTAGGACCTTTCAAGATCCTAACATCAGTTTGTTTCATCATGTCATTGACCATTTTTGCGTCAATACCCATTTGTGTTTTAGTTAGCGAGGTATCAGCTCTTAATTCAGCTAATTCTTCGTTTTGTTGCAGCTTTTCATCAAACTGTTGTTGACCCATTAATTGTTTGGATTTATCTAAATTAATCTTTTCTTGGTCTTGTTCACGTTTGACAGTGTCGTCCATAGCTCTTAAATCTAGTTCTCTTGCTTTTAATTTAGCAATTGGGTCGCCATTAAACTCACCCATAATTTTATTTTCTTCATTTTTAAATTCTTCAGTCATTTCTGCAATTAATTTAGCTTTTCTAGATTCTAAATTCATTGACATCTGCATAATCTGCTGTTGATACTGCGGATCTTGCTGTAACATTGGATTTTGTTGCACCATTTGTTGCATTTGCATCAATTGTGCGATCTCATCTCTAAATTCTACCTCTAATTGCTCTTGTGCCATCAAAGAAATGTGTTCAAAAATGTTTTTTTCTAGTGCAGCCATTACAACAGGGCTATTTCGAGCCATATTTGTTGCCATAAAGTTTAAATGGGTCGTAATATGCGCTTGATGGTCTTGTCCTTTGAATGCTTGGAACGGTTTATTGCTCATTGCAAGAATATTTTCTGTTGCAGGGTCCATTGGTTGTGGTTGTTGCGGTGGTGGTAAAATTTTATCGATATTTTTTACACCAATCGCTGTGTACATTGCATGAAACGCTTCATATAAGTTATGCAATTGCGGATTTGACATTGCAAGTTGTAATTCTGTTTGTGCTAAACTAATTCTTTGTGATTGAGAAAATATATTTGGATCTGCAATTGGAATAATATCTACTTTATCATCAAAATCTGTAACTTTAATATTTCTTTGTCCACCTACAACGTCGTATGGATACTCAGCTGGTAGATAAGTTTTAAAAACTCCAGCCAATAAACTAAATTCATTCTTCATCGCCACATACAATCTCTTGTGTATGGCTGACATGACTCTGGAACCACGTTCTAAGAGAGCTATGGTCGTCCCAACAGCTGCTTGTTGGTTGCCGTCACCGACCTGCATGTCAGCTATGGCGGCAAATCTTTGCCCTGCCTGTACCACTATCCCCATTAACTGTAATAAAGTTGGTGAGGGTTCTTTAAATGGTAAAGGCATAAATGCATCTTTGATACTTCCTCCAGGTGCATCTACATCTCTGAATTCTCCAGGTTGAATCGCTTGTGCTTCGTCTCTAACTCTGATTCCACGTTGTTTAAATCCTGCCGGTAAATTACTTAAAGTTCCTGCGTCTAACAATTGACGTAATGCAGTAGTTGCCGTTCTAGACAAACCACCGATCATATGAATTAATCCAAAACCATAAAAACCCATTCCAGGTAAAAATTTAAAATGAACAAAATAATCTATTTTAAGTTTTTGTGGATTGTCTGCTTGATAGTTTCTTCTAATTGATAATATGTTTCTTCCGCCCATTTCAAGAGTTACAATGTATGGAAGTTTAATTCCTGTTGGTTCTCCTGATGAGTCTTTGTCTTCAAAACCTTCTAAATCTAAATCTGTATGAACTTCTAATACAGTATAAATATCTTCGTCTCTAGTTTTTTTAATTCCTTCTAGTTCTCTTTCTTTTTTCTCTACTTCTGTTTCTTGATTGTAACCAGGTGTTAGTTCAATGTCTTTATAAAAACCTGAAACTTGTTTTTTTCTTAAATCATTTTCAGACATTTTAATTACATGCACTACTGCTTCAGCATCTTCTAGTGAAGTTGCAGTGTATGGAACAACTAAGTCATCCGCTGGTACAAACTTGGATACAGCTCTGCCTAAAAGTTCGTCATAGTAGACTTTCTTAAAAGCAGAGCCACTAAGAGGGAGATAAAAAAGCATTTGATCGAACTCGGGTTCATACTCTTTCATCACATCCATGAGCTGATAGTTCATGAATTCTTTAACTCTGTTTGATTGCTCTTCTCGAGCTCTATCTGCAAGTCCAACTATTTGTGTGTGTACTGGACCGTTTGCAGGTAATAATTCTTTGTAAGCTTGTGCTTGAAATTGTGTAACTGCTTCTGCTAACACTGGGTGTGTTGCACCAGAAGCTCCTTGAAATGGTTGAGTTGGATTTTCATATTTAAATCCTAAAAGATCTAAACCTTTTGTGTAAGTATCTTCCCAAGATTTTCTAGAAGATTTGTATTGTTCGAAATTTGCTGCAAGTTCTGATCCTAGTCTACCTAACACATCTTCAGGTAATAATTCTGCTAAATTATCAAAATGTGATTCTGTTCCAGGTTGATTAACTGCTTCTGGATCAAAATTAATTGTAGCACCTCCGTCTTCTTCCTGAGTTATTTGTACATCATCTGGTCCAACTTGTTCTTCAACAGTTGTTTGTTGAGCTTCAACAATTTCCTCTTCGCCAGGTACTTTAATTTCAGTATTTACGTTTGGTAATGGTTTGTCTATTTCTGCCATTTATATTCTCCGAGTTCTCTATTGTTTTAACTTGTTTTGTGGGAACATTCAACCCTTGTGAGTCCGGTCCTTTTAAAGGCGGGATCTCCTTCCATTTAACGTGTTGCATATTTGCAACAAGAGTTTTATTCTTCACTAAACATACCTCTTTTGTTTCTGTAATCGTCAAATGTTTCATATCCACTAATACCTAGTGATAACGCTAATCCAGGTAATCCGAATCTTCGAGATACAGTTTTTAAAACATTTGGACTAATTCCAAGTCTCATTGTTTTTGCAATCTGAGGACTTAATCCTTTGGTAGCAAATTTATCTATAGGGCCTACAAATGCAGCTCCTAAATAATTCATTGGATTAGTTGCAATCTCTCCTAACGAATCTCCTTGTTGAACTTGACCAGCTAAAAATAATGGTTCAGTTGCAAGTAGACCAGCTGGAGTTCCAAGAGCTCCTAAGCCTCTTCCTAAAGTTTTTAATGCTGTCTTTGTAATTCCTGACGGTGTTTTTCCAAACCTTGCTGATCTAGCGGCTTCAATTGTTGAAGGAGCAGTAACAGCAGTTCCTGCTACAGCTGCGCCACCTAGTACAGGTAATTGATAATCTAATATGGCAGGTCTTTCTTCAGGTGTATCATCTAACGATCCTGTTACCATGTCAACCAACATATTTTTTTGTTGATCTTCATTTGATAAATAAGTTGATGGATCGTCGTTCATAAATTTTTTAACAAAACCCGCGGCTACTGCACCACCTGCTGCAATCGCTCCATACTTACCGGCACCTTTTAATATTGGACTTTGTAAAAAATTTTTTGCTACGTTTTGAAATTTAGGAAGAATTCCTTTTGTTCTACTTACTTGGTTTAAAGTTCCGGCAGCATCTGTTTCCATAGCTGCAGCCATCTCTTTACCACAGCCACCAGAAAAACCTATTCGACCACCGTCTTTACTAAATGCAATTTTACCTGAAAAAATACTACAAACGTTTCCTGTGTTATTTTGTGCAGCTGCAACAATTGTGTTTCTAATATTACTTTCCCAAAATGGTTTTGCTTTTTTAACATCAACATAAAATCCTTTGTCTTTTGCAAATTGTCCAATATCAAGCCCTGCTTTTTTAAATCTTTCTAAAGTTTTTGGAGAGTAAATTTTTGGGTCGATAGTTTCTCCAATTTTTATATCAGGTATATTTAATTCATTTATTTGAGATATTGTAAAACCTTTTTTAGTTAATCTATTAACCAGGGTGTTTCGATTAGAATCTAGAGACAAAGCAATTTTTTCAGCCTCTGCTTTGTTAGGTTTATTACCTGACAATAAATCTTGAATCTTTTTTACTTTTGTAGAAAACGCACCTTGATAATTTTTTAATTCATTTTTATTAATATTTGTTTCGACAGCATCTACGAACACACTAAAAGGTTGTATTGCTCTAGACTCACCTGTACTAAGACCAATAACTTCATTAACACTAAACGGAACTTCTTTTATTCCTGGACCTAAAATTTTTTTTAATTCATTTCTAAAATTTATTTTAAAATCCCTTAGTGTTCCAGATTTTTGGGGATATAGTTTATCAACATCCTTTT